AATAACCGCAACATCCGAAAGTGTTAGTTTGGCAAAAACAATGTCAATATCAGAAGCAAGACAGGGTGTAACTGGAGCACAAGGAGATGATAATCAAGATTTCACTTGGGCTAATGAAAACCTAACCGGAGTTGGCCCGATTGCATCTCCTGGTCTTTTAATGACTTCAAATGTATTTGGATTCCACGATGGTATTTCAGGCTCTAATGGTTCATTAGATGATTTTACATCATACTTAGATTCAGATGGTAACTTCTATTTAGGTAGTGGTTCTTCTGAAGCTCAATTTGTTTGGGATAACACAACAAAAGAATTATTAGTAAGTGGTTCTAACGCAAACATCACAGTAGATAGATTCTTCTTAGGTGGTGCATCTCAATTTGTTAGTGGTTCAAATGGTAATTTGGAAATTAGTTCATCTAACTTTCATTTACAACCAGGTGGTGATGCAATCTTAAATGGTACTATTTACGCAGAAGCGGGTAGAATAGCATCTTTCATCATATCATCATCTAATTTCGATGCACTTAGATTAGTAGAAGAATTTACTCCAATTGTAGGAACAACTGCTACATTCATCGCATCAGAATTTGGTGATGGTAGTACCCCAAGTATTCCAACAGAAGTAGACAATAGAGCCACTATAACAATTACAAACGTTACTTCTAGTAGAATTGCAGTTTCTGAAAGAACTAACGCAACTACCCTTCAACTAGGTACTTCAACATTTTCTGAAAAAGAAGATTATGAAATAGAGTATAGTGGGTCGTTTACCTTTAATAGTGGTAAGGTGACATTTGTTAGTGAATCTATACTTACTAAATTTGCAACTGGCTCTTACGGAGCAGTTTCGGGTGGATTTTACTCTTTAGGAAAGCCAGAGGGAGAGTTTACTACATACTCATCAGATGACTTTTTAAGTGGTGTAGAAGGACTATATGCATTTGCAATAGAAGCATTTCACCCAACCAAGTTTAATAGTGCTCCAAATGATTTAACAGCATTAAACCCATTTTTCGGAAGTCTCGCAACATCCAATGCACTTTCTTTAGACGAACGAGTTGAATTTTTTCCCGCTAATAATTCTGATTTGGAATTTTTTATAAAACCAGATTTAAGAATGATTTCATCTTTAACTGGTTCTTCAACATCAATTGTAGTATCATCATCAGATTCAAAAGATTATATAAGTGGCTGGCATGTTGAAAGCGGGCCTCCTGAATTTATATTACAAGATGTATGGAACGCTGGTTCATTTGTGGAAGGTTTTAGTTCTTTAACTAATTCAACAAACCCAACTGAAGATTTTATAAACGCATATTGGGAAGCGTCTGCAGGTGCATACGACCCACCCACACAATTTATTTGGATTTATAGTGCTTCAGTTGATGACCAAAGAAGTGGAGAACCACTAACCGGTAATATTTTCTATAATTTCTTTTTAACCGCATCATTTGGAGCAGTTGCAGACCAACCAGATAGCGAATTATTACCACCCCTCGCAACCGCAACAGTTTACTCAGGTCAATCAATAACACCATCCGAATATAACACAATTTCATCATCGTTTTTTCTATTTGACCCAGGCGCTGAAGGTACATTAGGATATGGCAGTCAGCTGGAAATGCAAAATGCAAGACTAGCAGGTGGTGGGGAAGAAGCTGCAAGTTTCGTAACACAATCATATGCACCACTTAGGGGGGTTACTTCAACTCCAGTAGATTGGCAAACCCACGTCAATAGTGGCGCTGGCCCTAGTGCTAACTTAAATTATGGTGTACCTGGTGAAACCGCAGTAAGTAATTACTATGCTGCATATTTAGAACCAGGTTGGACACTACACCCTACTGTAGAGGCAATAATAAATGGTATAGATACTAATACTGAAGCTTATCCTAACTCCTATCCAAACAGCTGGGCTGAAATAGGAATAAGTGGTAGTGCTCATCATAGTACATTTGTACCAGATGACAACGATACAACCCCAAGTCATGGAGTTCCACTAACCTTATATAATAACTTTGTTAGAGAAAAATACACTATATCAAAGGAAGTAAAATTATATGATGCAATTTGGCCATTGGATATTGCAGAAAGTGGTTCATTTCAACCAATCGGAACTTCTTTCTCGACTGAGATTATCAATGCACTAACATCTTCTGGCGCATCCACCGCAATAAATATTACTTCAAGATTAGATTCGACTAGAGTTCAAACAGATTTAACAAATGCAGAGTTAGCTGAATTACAAATATTATATGCAACAACCGCCGCAAATGATGAAGTTGCTGGTACTAGACGTTCATACTCCGTAACACACGAATCTACAAAACAATTTTCTGAAGGTAGAGTATCAACTGGTACTCAATCTGGCTCATTTGTAGAAAAAGTAACATTTACAATTAGTGGTAGTGGTGAGTTATCATCATCAAATTTCTTTTTAGATGATAAAGGGGATATCACAGGTTCTCAAGTAAATTTCTCAGGTGGAACAATTTCTGGTTCTGCATTAAATATTAGTGCAAATAGATTTGAATTTAAAAATCGAAATGGTAGAATATTTGGGAATCCTAATAATTTTATTATATCATCATCTCTTTTATCATTAGATAATAATAACTTAGAAGTTAAAGGTGATATAAGAGCAAGTACTGGTTTTATACAAGAAACGTTCTTAGGTGGTAAAATAGTAGAAACTGGTGTAAGACACCCATCCGTTGCAAATCTAACATATCAATTACCATTTATTGAAGCATGGACAACATCATCGACAGATAAAAGATTAGATATTACAGGTTCAGATTCATCAGATAAATTTGCAGGGTCACATGGTAATTGGAGGCTTGGTGGGTTTATAAAATCCCAAACTCAGTATTTAGTAACGGGTTCAACATTCGATGGTGTAGGTTATCCAGATGAGTTTAAGAGTTGGTATGGGATAAGTGACTTAACAACTGATTATAAATTTATTGATGACACTAATGTATTTAATGTATCAGACGCGTCTGCGTCATTATCACCTACTTTAGTGGGAACTCAATTAGTTTTCAATAGTGCGTCATTTACAAGAACTGGCTCCGCAGTACTAGAAACAATAACTTCTGAATTTATTAATATATCTGAATCTTTAAATAACAATTACAGAAACACTCATTTACAGTTTGCAGCAAGAGGAACTACACATCCATATACAGATGGATTTACTGGTTTCTTCCCACAATATCAAGTTGACATCATATCTGGTTCTACGACATACTTTTCAAAAAAGTATAAAGATGAGAATGCAACACATAGAACTTGGAAAGTATTTGATATTCCAATCACAGATATTTTAACAACAGGCGCAACTAATAACACCGACACATCAGTCGCCAAAGAGTTTAAAGTTAAATTAAGTATGAACTATAGTGGTTCATCTTCAACTGGTACATTAGGAACTGATGTTAATGGTATTGGATGGGCACTTACTGAAATGAGAATGGTTGAACCCGTTAGAGCGATATCAATCGATACTCAAACATTACACTTTAAAGATACATACTTAACATGGGATGGTAAATTATCAACAGCACATAAAGGTAACTTTGTACCGATATCAACATCATCCAATAGTGCACTTTCAGAATCAATCTATACACTAGGAACTGCTGATAAGAGATGGAAGACTGCATATTTAAAAGACGCAGTATCAACACTTTCTGATAGACGATTAAAATCAAATATTGAAATATCAGATTTAGGATTGAGTTTTATAGATTCACTTAAACCTGTAAAATACAATATGAATGATGATACAACACATTATGGGTTAATCGCTCAAGAAGTATCACAATCACTCTCTGAGTTTAGTGTTCATAGTTTTGGTGGATATGATGATGATGGGAGCTATCTATCGTTGAGGTATAGTGAATTTATATCACCAATGATTAAAGCAATTCAAGACCAACAACAAATAATAAAAACTCTACAGAATCGCATAGAAATTTTAGAGAGTGGTTCTAATAATTAAACTATATTTATTGCTATGGGAAAACTTATAAAAGAATGGGTTAAGGGAATCTTAACTGAGGGTATAGAGAAAAAGGTAGTAGTTTACGCTGGTAGATTTCAACCATTTCACAAAGGTCACAATGCAACTTACGAGCATTTGGTAAAACAATTTGGCAGAGATAATGTTTATATTGGTACATCCAATAAAACTGATAACATCAAATCACCATTTAAGTTTAACGAAAAGAAAATGATTATGACAAAAATGTTTGGCATCTCATCAAACAAAATTGTTCAAATCAAAAACCCATACGCTCCAACCGAAATCATTGGTAAGTTCAACAAAGAAACTACAGCATTCATAACTGTAGTTGGTGAAAAAGATAGATACAGATTAAAAGGTAAATATTTTGAACCATACCATCCTGATAGAATTGAAAAAGGATACGAAGATAAGGGATATGTGTATGTAGCACCTGCTCAATCAAATCCAATTAGTGGAACTGATGTTAGAAATTGGTTATCCAAAGGTTCAGAAGAACAAAGAAAGAGTGGATTCAAAAAAGCATACGGAAAGTTTGACCCAAAAATATTTAAATTGGTTAGTGATAAGTTGTTTAAGATTGAATCTAAGATGGAAAGATTCATTAACTCATTTGATATAGAACCACTTTTAGAAGCATCTCAAAATTCATCAATTGGAAAATCATTAGTAGATGATGGGCCTGGATTTACATATGGTAACTCAAAAACATACAAAAAAGTTGGTGAAGATGTTGCTCAAATGTTGGGTTGGCAAGTAGTTGATTATATCTTAGGTAGTGATGAAGATTCAATTTATGCAGATGATGAAAGAATATTGGGTGATAAATACCCAGTATCATACTTCCCATCAGGTAAACCAGGATTGGATGGACAAATCAGATATACAGATTTAAAAGGTAATCCTGCATATAAGACATGGGCAAAACATATTACAAAAGTAGCAACAATGGTTGGATATACTTTAGTAGATTTCTTAGATGCTGAAAAAGCAGCTGATAGTTCTAAAAACGAACCAAAGAAAGTATCAGACCCTAATAATACATCAGATGTAGAAACGGAAAAGTTTAAAGAACTAAAAGAATCTTTAATAACTGAAGGTGGGGCATATGGACATATGAATCATCCATTTGATATTGAAATGAATTTAACATTTGGTGATTTAAAACAAATCATTAGAGGTGCATTAAACGGTAAGTTAGAATTAGCTAGAGAAAAAACAGATGGACAAGCATTAGCAGTTAGTTGGAGAGATGATAAAGGTTTAATCGCAGCACGAAACAAAGGACACTTAAAGAACAAAGGTGAAAACGCATTAGATATAAGTGCAATGGCATCTAAATTTGGTGGACGTGGTGGATTAACCGATGCATACAATTACGCAATGAGGGATTTAAATGATGCAATAAAATCGCTATCATCAGCTCAACGAGATAAGATATTTAAACAAGGTTCATCATTTATGAACTTAGAGGTTATATGGCCTACATCAGTAAACGTAGTTCCTTACGGACAAGCTCTATTAGTATTCCACAACACAGGTGAGTTTAATGATGACGGTATTCAAATTGGAGCAAATACCGATGCAGCTAAGATATTAGCCGGGATGATTAAACAAATAAATAAAAACGTTACTGATAAGTACACAATACAAGGCCCACCAGTAACACAACTACCTAAAAATCAAGAACTATCCAAAATGCAATCTAGGTTTAATTCACAACTTAAAAAAGTTCAATCTGAATTTAAATTAAAAGATTCTGATGGTGTAGCAGATTATCATCAAGCATGGTGGGAACAATGGGTTGATTCAAACTCACCATCTACATTAGATAACAAAACCAAAATGGGATTGGTAAAACGTTGGGCGTTTGATGATAAATCATTTAGATTAGATAAGAAAAACATTACTGATTCCGATACATTAGAGTGGTCTAAGAAAATCGATAAAAAAGACCATACTAAGTTAGCAAAAGAAAACACTAGAAAATTCGAAGATATCTTTTTAGGTGTTGGAGCAGAAGTTCTATCATTTATGAGTTCAGTACTTACAGTTAATCCTGATAAGGCAGTTAGAGATATGAAGAAGAGATTAGACCAAACGATTAAAGATGTTAGTAAATCGGGTAGTCCTGAAAAGATTACTAAACTTAAAATGGAGTTAGAAAGATTAGCAGCAATAGGTGGTAAGGATAAGATTGTACCAAATGAAGGTTTAGTATTTGTTTACAAAGGAGATACTTACAAACTTACAGGTGCTTTTGCAAGTTTAAACCAGATATTAGGTTTAATGTACTTTTAATTAAATAATACAATATTTATATAAAACAAAAATAAGTTATGAGTAAGAAATTAAAAAACATAAAAGCAGTTAGTGAAATGTTGGAGGGTAAACACAAAACCCAAACCAAAAAAACTATCGCATTTGATGGTAAAGAAGTTGTAAGAAGAGAAGTTGGGGAACTTTGGACAGATACCAAAGGTCAAGAGTGGGAGCAGAGAAAAGGTTACAAAGTAAAGGTAGGGAAACTCGCCAAACTTAGAGAAGAGTTGAAAGGGTTTCCAAATTGTAGAAAAGATGTTTGTACTTGTACAGATGCAGGTCAAGCTGATTTAAAGATGAAGGCATATCATGGTATGTGTTTAGATTGTGTTACTGATATGGAGCATGATTTAAAATTAAAAGGAGAGTACGATGAATATGAACGTAAAAAACTTTTAAATAATGCTGAGTCTTGGTTGAAAGAAGCAGAAATAGAAAAAGAAGTTTTAAAATCAACAATTAAAGCATCATTTATAAATGAGGATGGTTCTATTGAAGAGTGGGATGGTTTATCAGAAGAAGAAGTGATGAAACAAATTGAAGAGGGTTTCGAAAAGTTTAAAGAAAACTTTATAGGAAAACTCAAAGGAGAACTTAATGAAAAGATTATTCAAAAAGATTGAAAATGGATTAACTGAAATGTTTAAAGATGATAATTCAATAAATGAAAAGGCCGTAATCGGTTTTTTAGCTTTCTTAATGATGGTATTAACATTACTTATTGATTTATATACAGGAATCAAAGGTGATGAAATGCCAATACATGAATTTGTATTTGATGGATTCTTATACATCACATTAGGAGCATTAGGAATTGCATCTGTAGATAAGATTTGGGGAAACAAAGGAAAAAAAGAAGAATAATGGATATTAAAGGTTATTTAAGAGAAAGATTTAATGAGTATTACACTCAAAAAGTAGATGAAGTTCTATGTGTTGAATACGCATTATCAGACTTGTATGAAACCTTATGTTCAGAAAACCTAATGACCGAAGACCTTCGCAAATGGTTTGGAAAAGGAAAGACTGGTACTACATCAGGTGGTGGATGGGATAGATACGGAAGTGATGGTCAGAAGTTAGGTAAGTGTGGTGATGGTAAGAAGGGTGGAGCATACGCAGCTTGTTTATCAAAAGAGAAAGCTGCTAAACTTGGGCCAGCTGGACGTAAAACTTTTGTAGGTCGAAAACGAAGAGCACAAAAGAAAGCTGGTGATTCCAAAAAAGGTGGTAACCGTACTAAGGGTAAAGCCCCTACAAATAGCAAAACAGGAGCATAAATGATAAAATTAAAAGAATTACTAGAAGGTAATAATGATTACTTTAAAACAGCAGGCGAAGCCGTTGATTTTGCTAAAACCGCAGCTGAGAAAAAAGGATTTACTATTGATGAAGATGATTGGAATAATCAAATCACACATGGTGGTAAGTACAATCGTTTAAGACCTGGTGTTGGTAAAACACATTCATTCCAAATTGGATTACTTAAAAACGGCAAACCTCAGAGAAAAGGATTATCTATATCATTGTATGGTATGGATAGTGGTAAATTTGAATTGACACATTACATAAACTAAGGAATACTATGAATAATAAATGGATATCAAACTACATCAATGAAATATCAGAAGATGAAACCGACCCACAAGAAATTAAAGTAGGTAACTATCAAACAAAATATTTCCATGTTTGCCCAGGTGCATCAAAACTATATGGTGATATAGAATCCAAAGGTGTTGATATGGATATGGCAGAAAGAAGTGTAAGATTACAAGACGCACTTTTCTTTGTAGAAGAACACATCCAACGAGATGGTTATAATCCAGAAAAAGATTATGTAATGGTTGCTAATAATATAGCAAAGAACATTATGAAGATGGCATCTATGATGGGGTTAGAAAAAGAACATTCATATATACAAGGTCACGTTGATGTGATTGAAAAAGTAGTAAACCAAAAAGGGTTAGAAGAAAGAGTAATGGAACTTACAGAAAAGAATGTTCCAACTGATTCATCCAAATGGTCTTACTATAAAGCTCAAGCAAAGAAGAAATTCGATGTATATCCATCAGCATACGCAAATGGATGGGCTGCTAAAAAATACAAAGCAGCAGGTGGTGGTTGGAAGACTGAAAATAAAGAATCAGTAAACGAAGCCAAATCAATGGACATGAAAAAACGACTAAAGGTTTACGATAAACTCAAAAAAGGTGATGAGATTACAATTAAGTATGGCTCATCGATGAGTAGTGGTAATGAAGCCAAATTCAAAGTGACTAAGGGTAAAACTTTAGTAGGTAAGCAGAAGGTAGAGAGAATCATTCTACAAAATGTAGCAAATCCAAAAGGTGTTAAGTATTATCTATATCAGAGAGATGGAAACGTATCTCTGGCAATTGGCAATATGGGTGCTACTATTGAAGATATGTATGAATCAGTAGTTACTGAAGCTCGTTCAAAAAAAGTAACTAAGCAAATGTGGGCAAAGATGGATGATGATAAAAAAATCGATGCACTTCTATCCGTAGTTAAAGACCCAGACGATGCTGAGAAATATTTTGATAAAAAGTGGAATGAATTACCATCTGGATTTGAAAGAGATATGGTCATTTACGAATCAGTAAAAGAAGCAACTCCAGAAGAAGAGGATGAATTCCACAGAAATTTAGATAAGTTAGTTCATAAAACATTCGGACACAGTTCTGATGAAGAAAAAATGAATGAAGCTAATGAACCAGATATAATTTCACAATTAAGAGATATCGTTTCAAAAAAACAAAATCAAAAATTAAAAGACCCAAAAAGTGGTAAAACGATGAGAGTTGATTTATACTCAGCATCAGTAGTTACTCAAGTGTATGATGCACTAAAACAACAATCAAATAAAGATAAATTTGTTGGTATGGGTTTAGTTGGTATGGTTAATACGGCATTCAAACTTATGAAGAAAGAAAATACTTCTGAAGTAATTGAAGAAGCTGAGTACCAAGGTAGAAAAGTAGAACTTAACAAGCCAATGCAAGGTGATGTTAAGAAATTTAAAGTTTATGTTAAGAACGATAAAGGTAATGTTGTTAAAGTAAACTTTGGTCAAAAGGGAATGGTAATCAAAAAAGATAATCCTGCAGCCCGTAAATCATTTAGAGCAAGAATGAATTGTGATAACCCTGGCCCAAAATGGAAAGCAAACTACTGGTCTTGTAAAAAATGGTAATTGGGTTTATTAAAAATAATTTAATATTTATTACTATAAACAAATTTAAAAACATTAAATTATGAACATAGCATTAATTATCATAGGAATCGTAGTAATCGCAGTGGGAATATACTCAGTACTACTATATATGGGTAAAATAAAAGATACAGATGGGGATTTTATTCCAGATGTAGTAGAGGACAAAATAGATGACATCAAAGAAGATGTCTCAGCCGTAAAATCAGAAGTTAAGCGTAGAGTCAAACGAGTTAAAGAAGAAATTAACGATGTTAAAAAATCTACATCTGAAGTTATCAACCAAATAGATGATGTGGCTAAAGCAGCAGGTGGTTCAAAACGAAAAGGTAAAAAACCTACAAAAGTAACAAAGAGTTCTCTTCGAACAATGAAAAAAGTTGAACTAATATTTCAAGCAAAAAAAGACTTTGGTATTAAATTAGATTCTAATCTTTCAAAGACTGCATTGATTAATAAGGTGTATGAGTTACATCATAAAAAGTAATGAATGAATTTCTAAGTAATATAAAGAACATTATCATATTGGTATTGATTGTAATAATAATACTAATGCAACAATGTTCTGGCCCATCTATGGGGTTTAGTTTGTTTCCTAAAAAAGACAAACAACCGATTATGACAGAAGGTTCGGTTATTACTAAAATAGAAACAAAATGGGATACTTTAAAAATAGATAGTTTAGTATATGTACCAAAATGGAGAACTCGTATAGTCACAGAGCACGATACGATACCCACCGACATCGATACATTATCAATTCTAAAAGATTATTACTCAAAGTATTTTTACACAGACACATTAGATTTAGATTCATTGGGTAATATAGTAATTAATGACACTATATCAAAAAACCAAATAATATTCAGAGAAATCAATCCAAACATTTATATTCCAACTACAACCATAGAACGTGATTCATTAATTTCTAAACATGAGTTCTATTATGGATTCGGATTAGCAGGTAACCAAAATCAATTCAGTTATATTGGGGGTGAATTACTTTGGAGAAGCAAACAGAAAAAAGTCATTGGAGCTGGGTTAGGTATTAACCAAAATCTACAACCCATTATTTCATTTAGAATGATGTGGAAAATTGGTAAATAAGTTTTATGTCACAATCTATAAAAGAACTCATTAGAGAAGAGTATATTAAATGTGCTAAAGACCCAGTTTACTTCTTTAAGAAATATTGTTATATACAACACCCAAAGAGAGGTAAAATTCTTTTTGATTTGTATCCGTTTCAAGAAGATGTTATGGGTGAGTTTAACAACCACCGATACAATGTAATTCTTAAATCACGTCAGTTAGGTATCTCAACATTATCCGCAGGTTATTCTTTATGGATGATGTTATTTCACGAAGATAAAAACATATTGGTAATTGCAACTAAACAAGAGGTAGCTAAAAACTTAGTTACTAAAGTTAGGTATATGCATGAGAACTTACCGAGTTGGTTAAGGGGTGATACCGAAGAAGATAACAAACTATCCTTACGATTACGAAATGGTTCAACAATTAAAGCAACATCAGCTAGTGGTGATGCAGGTCGTTCTGAAGCATTATCAATGTTGATTATAGACGAGGGTGCATTCATTAAAGGTATTGACGATATATGGGCATCATCCCAATCCACACTATCTACTGGTGGTAAGGCAATTGTATTATCAACTCCGAATGGTGTTGGTAACTTCTTTCATAAGACATGGTTAAAGGGTGAGCAAGGTGATGGGTGGAATCCAATTAAATTACATTGGACTGTACATCCAGAACGAACTGAAAAGTGGAGAAAAGAACAAACTCAACTATTAGGTGAAAAGATGGCAGCACAAGAATGTGATTGTGATTTCATTTCATCTGGTTATACAGTTGTTGATGGTGAATTACTACGATGGTATGAAGAAACTCACGTACAAGAACCAGTTGAAAAGCGTGGTTTTGATGGAAACTATTGGTTATGGCAGCAACCAAACTACAGTAGAGATTATATTGTAGTAGCAGATGTCGCTAGAGGTGATGGTGTTGATTACTCAGCGTTCCACGTTATAGATGTAGAATCTATGGAACAGGTCGCAGAGTATAAGGGTAAAATAGATACCAAAGATTACGGTAGAATGTTAGTTAACGTTGCAACTGAATGGAATGATGCATTATTAGTAATTGAAAACGCAAACATTGGGTGGGCAGTAATTCAAGAAGCAATTGATAGAAACTATACAAACTTATATTATTCATACAAAGAATTTGGGTATGTCGATGATGATGTTCATTTACAAAAGGGATATGATTTAAAAGATAAATCTCAGATGGTGCCAGGATTTTCAATGACAAGTAGAACTCGTCCATTGGTTATCTCAAAATTAGATACTTATATGAGGGAGAGAGTTCCAATCATCCGTTCTAAACGATTAATTGATGAACTTTTTACTTTCATATGGAATGGTAGTAGAGCAGAAGCACAGCGTGGTTATAATGATGATTTAACAATATCATTCTCAACTGCATTATGGGTTAGAGATACTGCATTAAAATTGAGACAACAAGGAATTGAATTAAGTAAAAGAGCACTATCGGCAACAGCAAAACAATCGGGTGTTTTTAAAACAGGACAAAGTACTGCTAAGAATTCTTGGAAACTAAATACAGGTAGAGGTGACGAAGACATCAGTTGGTTATTGTAACGAATTCAGATGAAACAAAATTAGGATATTAAAAATATTTTTTGTATATTTATAGATTGTAGACAATAAGTAAAACGTAAATTATGGCAGATACATCATTATTCAAACGACTTTCTAAGTTATTTTCAACACAAGTCGTTGTGCGACGTGTTGGTAAGGATAAGATAAAAGTAATCGATTCAGCAAGAATGCAGTCTGATGGTAATCGCAGAGGTTCTGCGTATTATGATAGATATGGTAGACTACATGGTTCTAATTCAAGAAAGAACTGGCAAACATACAACGAACGATTTAACTACCATTCAAACAAATTAGAACTATATACTGATTATGAAGCAATGGATAAAGATTCCATTATTTCATCTATATTGGATATATACTCAGATGAGACTACCCTAAAAAATGATATGGGTGATGTACTTCGTATCAAATCATCTGATGAGAAATTAAAGAAAACACTACACAACCTATTTTACGATGTATTGAATATTGAGTTCAATTTATGGTCATGGGTAAGGGGTATGAACAAATATGGCGATTACTATCTTTACTTAGATATTGATGATGAGTTAGGTGTTGTAAACGCACAACCATTATCTGCATATGAAACTAGAAGAGAAGAAGGTTATGATTTAGATAACCCTTATTCAGTAAGATTTGAAATAGAAGAACAAAACACAAACGCAATTTCACAAAGAAACAATACTAAGTTTTTAGAATCATTTCAAGTAGCACATTTCAGATTATTAACTGATACAAACTTTTTACCATATGGTCGGTCACTATTAGAAGGTGCACGTAAGGTTTGGAAACAGTTAACACTTATGGAAGATGCAATGCTTATTCATAGAATTATGAGAGCACCTGAAAAAAGAGTTTTTAAAATTGATATTGGAAACATTCCACCAGCAGAAGTTGATTCGTACATGGCAAATATCATTGACCAAATGAAGAAAGTCCCATATGTAGATGAAGCGACTGGTGAGTACAACTTAAAATTCAATATGCAGAATATGCTAGAGGATTATTACTTACCTGTAAGAGGTGGGCAAAGTGGTACTGAGATAGACACATTAAGTGGTATGGAGTTTACCGGTATTGATGATATTGAATATCTAAAGAATAAAATGTTGGCTGCATTTAAAGTTCCAAAAGCATTTATTGGATTTGAAGATGGTGTTGAGGGTAAGTCTACATTGGCACAAGAAGATATTAGATTTGCAAGGTCGGTAGAGAGAATCCAAAAGATTGTTCTTTCAGAACTAACTAAAATTGCAGTAGTACATTTATATTCACAAGGATATACAGATGAGGAATTAGTAAACTTTGAATTAGAGTTAACAACACCATCTATTATATATGAGCAAGAGAAGGCGAACCTTTGGTCTGAAAAAGTATCTTTAGTTTCTGATATGAAAGACCTTAAAATGATATCACAAGAATGGATGTATAAAAACATTTTCAATATGTCAGATGATGAGTGGAAAGAAGAGCAGTTTAAAGTTATTAATGATATTAAATTGGGATTCAGACATGAGCAAATCGAATCAGAAGGTAATGACCCAGTCAAAACTGGAGAATCATTCGGAACTCCACATGATTTAGCAACACTACAACAAAGTGGTGATGGAGTTGATGATAATAGCGGAGCAAATGCAGGATTTCCAACTGTTGAAGACACAGGTGGCGCACCTGAAGGTGGATTTGAAGGAGCAGGTAGACCTAAAGAAAGTGGTAACTATGGAACGGACGAAAATCCATTTGGTAGAGACCCATTAGGAAATAAATCTATTTCAGTAAAAGCGGATAGACCTGGTCATTCGTATAATGCGAACGAAGTTTTAAATAAAGAAGTCACCAATTCAATGTTATCTAAAATGAAATATAAGACAAAAACTAAGAAGATAATTACTGAATCACTCAAATCTGATGATAATAATAAAGAATCAGGACTATTAGATGAGAAAAACATATTGAATTTTGATAAATAGGATATTTATAACCAAATATATAGGTTACTTTGTCAAAAATAGAAGGAACTAATGAAGAATATTAAACATAGTAAGTACAAAAATACAGGCATTCTATTTGAATTGTTAGTACGTCAAATTGCGACAGATACTTTGAACAACAAAGATTCAAAAGCAACTGCTATTATCAAAGAACATTTTGGAAAACAAACTGATTTGGCAAAGGAATTAAAGTTATACCAATCTGCTATCAAAGAATCTTTCAATTCTGATTATAAAGCAGGTGAGTTCCTTAACATTATACTTAATGAAAGACGTAAACTTACAGAGTCTACACTAAATAAACAAAAGTACAACTTAATAAAAGATATTAAGAGTAATTTTGTATTAGAGGATTTCTTTAAGTATAGAATTTCAAACTACAAAGAGACCGCATCGGTGTATAAGTTATTTGAATACAAAAACTCAGATAACCCAAAACAATATGTAGAATGTAAATCAACATTGTTGGAACATTTAACTGGAAAATCACAAAATTCGGATAAAGTTGTAACTACAATCAATGAAGATTACGCCAAACAACCAAAAGAAGTTAGATTGTTGGCGTGGAAGATGTTAGTTGAGAATTTTAACAACAAATATACAAATTTATCAGACAAACAACGTAGTATTCTTAAAGAATACATAAATTCAGTTGACAACTCTGAAAAATTAAAGAAGTTTGTTATAAGAGAGACAACAGAATTACAAAAATCACTAAAATTAGTAAATATTACCGACAAGGTGACTAAAATAAAAATTAATGAAGTGATTTCATTGGCGTCTAAACTTAAATCATCAAAAGTAATAACTGAATCACAAGTTTTATCACTACTCAGATACTATGAATTATACGATGAGTTAAATAAGGCATTTAAATGAAAAGTTTCATAAAAGAAATCGAAGATAAGTTTGATGAGATTGAAGAAGCCAATGTAACTGGTAACTTAGATGGTGGTGAAGGGCCCGTTAAGACCCCATATGCGTTTTCAAAGAGTAAAGATGAAGATGAGTTAGATGATGACCACATTGAAGTGTTAGGTATGAAGAAGTCAAAGGAAACTAAAATGAATACAAAAAAATTAGAATCTTTAGAACGTAAGTTAGAAAATAAAATTAACGAAATTTCTTATAAGGAATATAAGAAAGATGAAAACCTAAAACAACATCAGAAAATCAATCATTCTATCAAAGAAATTAATAGTATGATGTTTAAATTAGAAAGAATTGTTAATCAAAATACTAAATTAAAGACAGAAGCAGGAGTTCACAATGGTCAGTATTGGGAATCAACGCAGAGACGATTCAGTAAGATTTCAGAACGTATGCTAAAAGTGGCTAGAAACCTAAAAGAGTTATCCGCATGATTTCTAAAAAGAAAATATTAAAAGAAGAACTTTCAAATAAAGATTTGGAAAATATTCGTCTACTTATTAGATATGAGGTAGCACAGATTATGTTTGATTTATATAGAAAACGAAAAGTTTGGGATAAGTAATGAGTAGACTATTAGTAGATATTATTCCGTTTAAAATGAGTAAGACTCAAATCAATGAATCATTGGAAGATAACAATGGTAGATTGATTGTTAATGGTGTTTTACAGAGAGCGGAAGCAGAAAACCAAAATGGTAGAGTTTATCCACGTTCAATCTTAGAAAGAGAAGTGGATAAGTACAAAGGTAGAGAAATCAAAGAAAATAGAGCATTTGGTGAATTAGACCATCCAGAATCATCAGTAGTTGAACTAAAAAACACTTCACATATCATCAGAGACGTATATTGGAAGGGTGACGATGTAATGGGTAAAGTAGAAGTACTTAAAACACCAGCAGGTAATATCCTCAAAGAGCTTTTAGAAGCAGGGTGTACGGTTGGTATCTCTTCAAGAGGTATGGGTTCTGTAAAAGAAGCAAGTAATGGTAAATCTGTTACTGTGGAAGATGACTTTGATTTGATATGCTGGGACTTTGTTTCAAATCCATCAACACATGGTGCATTTATGAGACCAATGAACGAATCAGTAGTAGGTAAAGGCAAAACACCATCATATAAAAAAATTAATACATTAGTAAGAGATATCATCTGTGAAATAGATGGTGTTTGTTCAATTTAAGGATATCACATGAAAAAACTAAAAGATTTACTGAATGAAACTATCAACCCACAGTTAGGTAAAGTTTATTCTGACCCATACGCTAAATCATTCGTTAAAGAAAACGAAGATGAAGAATCCTCAGAGATGACTACAGAACAAAAACATGCATTCTTAGAAGCAGTTAAAGCATACAAATCATTTGGTGAAACTGTATATAGAAACGAAGGGTTATCTGAAGTATACGAATCAATCAGAGGGTTGGTAGAAGTTGCTGGTAAAAATATGGTTAAAGAAACTGAAGGTTCATTTGATGGTATTACTGTTAGTAGACACGTAAAGAGAATGAATGAATCATTCAAAATATTTGAAAAAACTTTAAGAGAAGTTGCAACACTACAACAACGATTAGAATCATCTTATGATGAAATCGGTGAAACATTAGGAAAGTATTACGAAATCAATGAAACTGATGATAGTGAAATTGAAGAAGGTAACGAATTTGGTGCAGCAAGAGCAAAAGCAATCGCAAATGGTGATAGTGAATTTGAAGTGGATGGGAAAACTTACAAAGTTACTAATGTTGATAAAGAAGATAAAGAGAATGCTGAAAAGTTCGCAAGTGAATCATTAAAAGAATTTAACTATCCACAATCAAAGATGAGTAATGTGTTCAATCTTCACTTTGCTCAATTGACTGACAAACTTCCTGGTATGTTTTATATTGTTGGTAGGGATGTGTATCACAATGATAAGAAAATCGTTTCGTTGACTGGTATGGATTCAGTTAAATCAGCTGTAGCAAAAGTTAAAAAGAAACTTGGTATTAAAGAATCAATGAAACTTACTGATATGTTAAAAGAAGGTAAGGATGTTGGACACTACGAAAGAGTTGGAAACCAAACAATCGTAGATAGTAACTTTGTAAACTATAGTAAAGGTGTATTACCAAATTCAGAACTCGTACATTTAGGTATGGGTGACTTTGCAATTAAATCAAAATCAGGAACTATTAAATTTCAACGTTCAGGTAAGATGGATGGTATCGGACAAGATTTTGTTGGTAGACCACATCGTATGACTGATGATAAGAATGGTAAATTGGTAGACTTATTTCTTAAATTAATGCTTAAAAAGAAAAAAGCAATAATAAGCATGAGTGAATCAACAGTAAACGAAGGTATGGCTGGATGGATTGCAATTGACCATAAAGGTAATAAATTAGAAATCAAAAAATCTGAAGCTAAAGACCTTTACAACGCAAAACTATTAGCAATCAAAAAACTAAAAGTACCTAAATCAAAAGTTGGTATGTTGGCAATCAAACCAGCAGTTGATGAATCAGTAGTTAACGAAGCAAAGTACGATATCGGAATGGCTCGTAAAGGAAACGGATTAACTATTTATAACAAAGCCGAAGAAGAAAATGGTGATTACAAAAACGTAGCCCACATTGATAACAAAGGTAAAGTAAAATACTTAGATAAAAAAGTACCATCCAACATCAAAAAAGAAATCGAAGCCGAAGCTAAGAAAATGATAGAAATCACAAACGAAGGAAACACAATGATAAAATTAAAAGACTTAATGAACGAATCATTTGGATTTGGTGAACTACCATCATCAAAGTTAATGAAGATGAAAGTATCAGCTAAAGATATGTTAGCATCAGTTGGTAGTAATAATATAAATGAATCTGAAGAAGATGAATCTGCAAACGAAGATGTTTATGTTAAAAATAAAAAGACCGGAAATACTTACGCAGTAAAAAACGCTGACCCATCTAAGCATGAACCACCATCTGAAAAAGAGATATCAAAAGCAAAAGCAGATGCAAAAGACGAACCACAACGGGGTTCGGTATCGAAACCAAAATCATTTGATGATGGCGACCCAACCTATTCTGGTCAGACAACAAAAGCGAGAGATAACGCAGAGAGAGGAACATCAGATGCAGAAGATGAGCCTGTGAGAGATGACAATACAGATATGCAGATTGCAGACATGAAAGATGAACTCAAACGAATGAACCCAAAAGACGTATCAGACTATGCAGAATCTGATATATTCCCTTATTTAAAAGGAAAGGATTTAAAGACAGCAGAGACTTTAGTTTCAGATATAGCAAAGTTGCACCATATTCGCGACATTGAGGAAATAACACCTTTGAAAAAGAAACTGTCCAAATTATTTGATGATAGAATGACTTTAGAATCAGTTAATGAAACTAAAAAAAGATTTAAGAAATTGGCTAATATTATAAAAGGATAACCACAATGGATTACTCAGATATATTACAAGACATTTCAGTTGACTTATCTTCTATGGTAAAGAAACATCTAAAGAATATTAAAAAATTAGATTCCAAACAACAAAAACAATTTGGAAACCTATTTGGAGATATGAAGCAAGGCATAGATGATTTATCAGAAGGAACATACGAATCAGTAGTTACTGAAGCTGTTAAAGAGGTAGTTATTAGTAATAGGATATTAAATTTTTTAGAAGAACGTGGTGTAATAAAGGCATCAGATTCACAAAAAATTCATAAAGACTTAACAGCATTCTTAAAGAAAAACTTAAATGAATCAGTAAACGAAGCAAAGATTGCATTTGTGAATGATAAGTTAGTAGGTGATAGAATCCAAAAATCAGGACTCTTACCACTATTAGGTGATAACAACGTATCTTTAAATCCTAACAAAGTGAAATTTACAAGAGAGTTAAGAGATACATTAGTAAAACTTTATAAAAAATACAGTTCATTAACTGTTAAATAAAATGATAAAACTTAAAGATATACTTAACGAATCTGTAGAGTCAGATAAATTATCGAAGGATATTAATAAATCAATTTTAAAGATTGATGATAGTATGTCCTATGTTGATTTTGCTCACGCAGTAGCTAAAGTTTTAAAAGATGAGTATGGTAAGCACAACTATATACCATTCATTAACGAATTAAAAAAGAAACTTTAATAAAGTCTTATCTATCAAATTTATTTTAATATTTATATACACCTATCATTAGTTTGGTAGGTGTATTTTTTTTAATAAAACAATTATATGCAAGAGCAAAACAAAAAACCTTACAAACGAATAAATAGAGACGATATGGAAATACCTGGTAATCCATTAGCAGTAAAAGTTGTGAATGGTAACATAGAGTTAGCACTCAAAGCTTTCAAAAGAAAAATCAAAGATAGTGGTAAGATGGAAGAAGTCAGAGACCGAAAAGAATTCCGCAAACCATCTGTGATTAACAGAGAGAAAATGAAAAACGCTAAATACTCTGAATGGATGCGTAGACAGACTGAAATTTAGTAAACACTATTATATCGTTTTCAATTTTAGTATACTATTTATTAGAAATCAAAATACTATCTTTCCAATAGGTAGTCACGATTATTTTTATAAAATTCTATTAAGATTTTAATAATCTTATTTCCAAAACAAATTTAAGGAGAAAAATTATGGCAAGAAAAGACTTGTTATCAGAAGCAATTGCTGATGCTAAAGCCGTTAAAGAAACTGCAATGGCAAACGCTAAATTGGCTTTAGAAGAGGCATTCACTCCAAAGTTGCAATCTATGATTTCTGCAAAGTTAGCTGAAGAAGCTGATGATGAAGAGGTAGACGAAACTTACGAAGGTGAAGAGACTGAAGAAAGCTATCACGAAGAAGAAGAAGTATCTGAAGAAGAAGACATGGACGAAGAAGACGAAATGGAAATGGATTCTGAAGAAGAAGAAATGGAAATGGACTTAGATTCTGATGATTCTGAAGAAGAAGATATGGAAGTATCTGAAGAAGAAGACATGGACGCGGATGAGGATGATTTAGATTTAGAATCTATAATCGCTGAATTGGAAGCTGAAATGGACGAAGAAGAAGATATGGATTCTGAAGAAGAAGATATGGAAGTATCTGAAGAAGAAGATATGGAAGTATCTGAAGAAGAAGAAGAAATCGATTTGGATGAAGTTATCAGAACATTGAAAGAAATGGAACATGACGAAGAAGAAGCGATGACTGAAGCTGAAGAAGACATGGACGAAGAAGAAGATTCAACTGAAGAATTAGAAGAAGCTTACAGAACAATTGAATCTCTAAGAGGTACAATTAATGAAGTAAATCTTTTAAACGCTAAGTTACTTTACACTAACAAATTATTCAGAACATTTGACCTTAATGAAGGACAAAAAGTAAAAGTTCTTGAAAACTTTGATAGAACATCTTCAGTACGTGAAGTTAAGTTAGTATTTTCAACATTAGCTGAAAATCTTAACGTAGCTAAGAAAACAAAAGTTGTTGTTAAAGAAGGTTATGCTTCTAAAGCAACAAAAAGTTCTGCACCAAAGAAAATAATTTCTGAAGGTAACGAAATGGCAGCAAGATGGAAAAAACTTGCTGGTTTAAAATAAATTAATAAACTTAATAGGAGAAAAAAAATGGATTTAAAAAACATCCTTAATGAAGGTTCTTCTCATACCGCTAGATTGTCTGAAGCTACAAGAGCTTTGGCAGGGAAATGGGAAAAAACTGGTCTTTTAGAAGGAATTGACAACGAAGTTGAAAAAGCTGGTGTTGCAACACTTTTAGAAAACCAAGCACGACAATTAGTAAAAGAAGCTTCTGCTACTGGTACTTCTGCAAATTCAGAAGAGTGGGCTGGTGTAGCTCTACCATTAGTAAGACGTATCTTTTCTGAAATCGTAGCAAAAGATTTCGTATCTGTACAACCAATGAACTTACCATCGGGTCTAGTATTTTATCTAGATTTCAAATATGGAACAGGTCAAACTGGATTTGCAACAGGTAGTGGTAAAGATTCACAAACTGATTCTGTATTCGGTGTAACTGATACTACTTCAGACCCATCAGGTGGTTTGTACGGTGCAGGTAGATTTGGATACTCAATCAACGATGCAACATCTGCAACTCAAACATTGGGTACTGCTGGAGCAAACAAATTCGTAACTTCATCTGTATCACTTGCAGACGTAAATTATGATACTCAGTTTACTTCATCTAATGGTGCTGATATCGTTAGTGGACTTATTTACAAAATCGCTGTACCAACAGCATCTATCTCTGGATATGATGATAAAGGAATCAGAGGATTTAGAGTAGAAGGTGCTGAAATTACAGACCAATATCCACAGTTTACTGTAGCAAATGGCGGAGATATCGTATTTGTTGCAAAAGGTGCTTTAGATGCTAGTACACTTGTAGTTAAGTATCACAAACAACCAACTGATACATCAAGAGGTGATTTCGAAGCAACTGGAACTTCATTAACTGCTAATCCTGAAGTTGATATCGATATTCCAGAATTGAATGTTGAAATGAAGAGTTTACCAATTGTTGCTAAGACACGTAAGTTGAAAGCACAATGGACTCCGGAATTCGCACAAGATTTGAACGCTTATCATTCAATCGATGCTGAAGCTGAATTAACTTCTATGTTGTCAGAATATATCTCACAAGAGATTGATTTTGAAATCTTAGATATGTTGATTCAAGATGCTAAGAGTACTGGTTACTGGTCTACACAAGTAGGTAGAGAATGGAATGGAAACGCATTTGCTGACTATTCTACAACTGGAGCAGCTGCTTCTGCATTTACACAAGGTGCATGGTTTCAAACACTTGGTACTGTAGTTGCTGGTGTATCTAACAAGATTCACCAAAAAACATTAAGAGGTGGAGCTAACTTTATGGTAGTATCTCCTGATGTTGCAACAATTATTGAATCTATCCCAGGATATGCTTCAACAGCAGATAACGGTGATGCTCAATTTGCATTCGGTGTAACTAAAATTGGTTCATTGAACAGTAGATTCCAAGTATATAAGAATCCTTATATGAAAGAGAACGTAATCCTAATGGGATATAGAGGAACACAATTCCTTGAAACTGGTGCTGTTTACAGTCCATACATTCCATTGATTATGACTCCATTGGTATATGACCCTAAAAACTTCACTCCTCGTAAGGGCGTTATGACACGTTACGCGAAGAAAATGTTGAGAGGGGAATTCTACGGTAAGGTTTATGTAGATGGATTACACAAAATTCAGTAATCATTAGATTATAGAATTTATACTTAATTTAAAGAGGGGAACAGAAATGTTCCCCTTTTTTTATGCCTTAAATGTTGTAATAAAAAATGACTTGATATTTATACTAAAGGTTATTTAATATAGGATTACATATGCCAGAGAACGTAGAAAGAAAACCACCTAAAGGAAACATTAAATTTACAATTTCACTATCAGATGAACAAAAAACATCAAAAGGAGAAATACTCAATCATCCGTTTAATTTTATCATAGGCCAGGCGGGTAGTGGTAAAACTTTATTAGCATGTCAAGTTGGATTGGATATGTTTTTTAAAAGACAAGTTAATAAAATAGTTATAACAAGACCAACTGTATCAAATGAGGACAATGGGTTTCTACCTGGCTCATTAGATGAAAAGATGGAGCCTTGGTTAGTACCAATCAAATCTAATATGAGAAAAGTTTATAACAAACCAGCTATTTTAGATAAAATGATGGTAGATGAGCAAATAGAATTAGTATCATTAACACACTTTAGAGGAAGAACATTTGATAACTCCATAGTTATAGTAGATGAGTTTCAAAATCTAACTAAACAACAACTTCTTATGGTGTTGGGTCGTGTCGGTAAAGGCTCTACTATGATATTATGTGGTGACCCACAACAAATTGATTTAAAATTTAGGAATGATTCAGCAATACATGAAGTTCCTAAATTAAAAGGTTCAAAATGGGTTTACGATGTTGTATTAAAAGATAATCATAGACATGAATCTTTAAATGATATTTTAAGATTATTAACAGAATATTAAATTGTATATATTTATTATAAACACTAATCAAAGGTAACTATGTCAGCAGGAAAATATTCATTTACAATAGAACAAGGGTCAACATTAGAATTTGAAATACAATACAAAGATTCTAATGACACTCCTATTGATTTAACGTCATATAATGGAAGAATGCAAGTAAGACCAACGATTGAGTCATCTGATGTGTATTTAACGTTATCAAGTACCTTACAATCAGATAATACAGGCTTAAACTTTAGTGGTTCAAACGGAAGTACACCGCTATCATCTGGTTCAATCGGAATATATGTTTCAGCAGTAACTTCATCCGCATTAGATTTTACAACTGCTCATTATGATTTGGAAATCTACTCTGGTAGTGGTAATTCTGAATATGTGGTTAGATTGCTAGAAGGTAAGGTAAACTTATCTAAAGAGGTAACACGATAAAATGGCATCTAAGAAAGTAAATATAACAAATGCCGATAATAAAGTAACTGTAACCAACTCCAATAATAAAATTGAGGTTATAGATACTAATGTAGCATCTAATGTTGAAGTTACTCAACCAGTAACATCTATAGTTGAAGTAAAAACTCTGGGCCCAAAGGGTGACAGAGGAGTTCAAGGTGAAACTGGTGCTCAAGGAATACAAGGGCCAGCAGGTGCTGATGGTGGTGGGGTATTTACACTAATTGAAGGTGGGGTAATATATGCAACTACATCATCCCTACAACTATCAGGTTCATTAAACATTAGTGGTTCAATAACTGGAAATGGTGGTGGTTTAACAAATTTAGCAGCAGATTCCGCTACAAATGCAACTAATGTTTATATTGATTGGGACGCATCTAATAGTTTATTAAGTATTCCAATGTTTGGTGGAGCGGGTGATGGTAATTATCAATTAAAATCTTCAGCATCTCCACTTTCATATTATTATCGTGGGTATAATCCAATCACACTCCAGGCCGATGCTAATGATTATTTGCTGATTGGTGGTGGTTCAAACACAGCAGGTGGTATATATTTAAATTCAACTGTAACTCGGAATAATTTTATATATTCAGATTTTGGTACATTTTACATAAAAGCAGATGACCAATTCGGTACAGAAAATTCTTTATTTCCACCAAAACTTCATTTATCAACTTATAGTGGTTCTGGTGGTGTAATTGTTTTAGATACACCAAAAGTCGAAATTAGTAGTTCGGTACAAATATCAGGCTCACTAAATGTAAGTGGTTCTATATCATTTGATTCATTTGATTCACTAGATGGTGGTAGTTTTTAATTAATAATTGAGGGATAATAGTGGCATCTAATGAAATAAAATTAAAAAGAAGTAGTGTTCAATCTAAAGTACCAAGTATTAGTGACTTAACATTGGGTGAATTGTCTGTAAACACATTTGATGGTAAGTTGTTTTTTAAAAAAAATAATGGTTCTGATTCTATTGAATCAATTGTAACTACCAACGCACAAATCACAGGTTCGGTTGAATTAACTGGCGCATTAACATCATCTCTTTCATTAATTGAAAACGATACACCATCAACCGATATGTTTTTGGTAAAAATTAATGGAAGTGATAAGGTAAAGGTAAATTCAGAGGGAACGTTCATAATAAAAGAATCTACTACACTACCAACTGGAGAAGATGGTGCAATATCAATAAGTGGAAGTAATTTTTTCGTTTATTTATAAAAGTTAATATTTATTAGTATAATATAGAACAAAAGAATTTAAAGAGGTAAAAAAATGGCAGGATGGAAAAAAGTAATAGTATCAGGCTCATCAGCAGAGTTATCTGCGTTAGCACTAAGTAGTGTTTCTAACGCAGGTACAGATACAGATAAGTTTTTGGTATTAGATACTAGTGGAAACGTAGATTTTAGAACCGGTGCAGAAGTTCTTTCCGATATCGGTGCCGGAGCAGGTTCTGGTGATATTTCAAGTGTTGTTGCTGGTGATGGTTTAACTGGTGGTGCAACTACTGGCGATGCAACTCTAAATGTTGTTGGTGGTACTGGTATAACTGCCAACGCTAACGACATTCAGATTACTGATGGTGGTGTTGGTACAACCCAACTAGCAGATGATGCAGTAACCGAAGACAAACTATCAAATACTTTGTTGGCTGAAATAGACGCCAATACAGCAAAAGTAACAAACGTAAGTACTAACCTATCCAAAACAACAGCTGCAGCTCAAATAACAATTAATTCATCTGATGGTGATAATGTAATTATTGGAGAAGCAACCGATACAATCGCCGGTTTAATGAGTACTACTCATCATGATAAATTAGATGGAATTGAGGCATCCGCAGATGTAACAAATACCGCAAATGTAACTTCTGCTGGAGCACTAATGGATACTGAATTAGCCACAATTGCGCTGGTAAAGGCATTAACCCCAACAATGATATCAGGCTCATCAACTGCATTAAGTTCATCTATAGCATCCGATGTTGCAACCAATACGGCAAAGGTAACAAATGTTTCTACAAACTTAACCAAAACCACATCAGAAACAGATGTTACGATAAACTCATCTGATGGTGATAATGTTGCAATAGGAGCAGCATCAACATCTGTTGCAGGTGTAATGACAAAAGCAATGTTTGATAAATTAGATGCAATTGAAGCATCTGCTGATGTAACAGATACTGCAAATGTTAAAACAGCATTAAACGCTTCATTAGGAGGAGCAGCAACTATCGGTGATGCTAGTGATACGATTACTATACCAGGTAACTTAACAATTACAGGCACAACAACTGAATTACAAGTAACTAACTTAAATGTAGAAGACCAATTTATTCTATTAAACTCAGGTTCAACCTCTGGTGATAGCGGAATTATATTCGGTGGTACTGGAAACGGAACTGCTCAAGCAGGTCACTCTATTTTCTGTGATGATTCTGATGGTAATGGTGCAACATTTGGATATAAATCACAATTAGCACATAATGTAACTACAGGTGGTACACCAACTTCTAAATTAGGTAATATTGAATCATCCACATCTGCACCATCGACTGCACCAACATTTCAAGGTGTGGGTACTATTCATATTAAAACAGATTCTGAAGAAATTTACATCTATGCATAATCAAAATGTTAAAAAAATTAAAAACCGTTATGGCATCATTACAACAACTTAAAGAAAATAAAAAAAGTGACAATGAGGTATTTTCAAAAGAAGAACTAGAGTTCTTATTACAGTTAATATCAGAATCAACTTTTAAAGGCAATGATGTTCAATTAGTATTTGAAACTGCAGTTAAAATTCAAAAAAATATAACTAACGCATAGTGTGTTATAATTAAAAGTCCTCTTATGGGGATTTTTTACTTTAATAATAAAATTCTTATATTTATATTAAATAGCTATTATAGGCCAACAAACGGAAGTGGGTGACGATGTGTCATTACCAACCATAATAGGAGAGATATATGCCAAATTGGAAAAAAGTCATCACATCTGGTAGTGATGCAATTTTAAATTCGCTAAGTGTAGGGGATTTAGGAGTTACTGGTTCATTGAATGTTACAGGTAGTATATCAGGAAATACTCAAGATGTTAGCGATTATTTTATAGACTATACAGGATTAGGAGCAACCAAGTTTCAGGTTGGTAATGTTAATAACGGTACATTTATTTTTGCAAACCGTTTCACAGGAGATATCTTATCATATAACGGCTTAAGCGGTACATTATCAATTAATGCATCAACAAGATTATTGACTGGAGATTTGTATGTAGGTGCAGGCACCGCAGCAATCCCCACTATTCGTTTTAACGGCCGTACGGAACATAGAATATATACACCATATAACTCTTCCGCTGCATCGTTGATATTATCATCTACTAGTGGAAATATAGAATTAGATACACCACTAACATATTTAAGTGGAAGCTTGGATGTATCAGGCTCATTAACCGCTAATACATTTTCAGGCGATGGTTCTGGAATCACAGGCGTGATAAGTAGTTCATATGCTACTACTGCCAGTTATGCTCTAGGTGGAGAAGGTAATTATTCAGGTTCATTTGTAGGAAACTTTAGTGGTTCAATTGATGCAACTGATTTTAATATGAGCTTAGCCGAAGGTTCTGGAAGTATGATTGTTTCGAGTTCATTGTTAGAAATTGACTTTGACACTTTGGAAGTAGATGGTAATTTTATTGTATCTGGAAGCGCATTGATTACTGGCTCAATGGGTATAACAGGAGGAATAACAGCTACAATTGGAACAGGTACTGATAATTCTGTAGTAGTAAAAAATTCTTCTAATCAATTAGTAACAGATGAAATTGATTCTAAAGTTTGGGACGGAAATTTAGTTGATAAACAAGGAACACCCGTTCAATATCAAGTAGCTATATTTAATGATGCTGATACATTAGTAGCATCTTCAAATCTAACATTTGATGGCTCAGAGTTAGGATTGACAGGCGACCTTAATGTTGCAGGAGGTTCATTAGGTGTGGGTGTACCTGCAAACGCAACAGATGGTAGAATTGATGCATCAAATGATATTGTAGCATATTCATCATCAGATAAAAGATGGAAGAAGAATATAAAACAAATTGAATCGCCATTAGAAAAACTACAAAAATTAAGTGGTGTAGAATTTGATTGGATTGAAGATACAGAACTACATGGTAATAGTGGAAATGATGTTGGGGTTATTGCACAAGAAGTAGAATTAGTTCTACCACAAGCAGTTCAAACAAGAGATAGTGGGATGAAAGCGGTTAGATATGAAAAATTGATACCACTTCTTATTGAAACTGTCAAAGAACAACAAAAACAAATTGATGAACTTAAAAATAAGATTGGGTAATGGCACTAACAGCATCAGGACAATTAAGTTTAGGTGATATTGCAACCGAAATGGGTGTAAGTTTGAGCAATGTATCTCTTACAACTCAATCGACTACGGGTATTAATACAAACTCAACATCAAAACCAGATGGTTCAACACCACACGCAATTTCAGAATTTTATTCATATGACCATTCAGCATCATCACTTACGGCATTTGCTGTAGATGAGACTCCATATGACTTTCCAGAAGTTGCGTGTGAATCTGGTAGAGAAACTGCAGAATGGTATCATGATGGGGGAGGTACATATCCCACAGATGGAGATAATGTATATACCGATTCAGGTGGAGAAACCATTCCAGAAGATGGATTTTATTGGATGGGTGAACCCGCATCATTTAATGTAAGTGGTGGTGGAGTAGGTGATGTAACACCGTGTTAATAAAACAGGAATAAATTATGAGTAGCACAAGAGATTTTATAATATTTAATACATTAAGAAAATGGGAATAAAATTTAGAAATTCAGACGGTTCAGTTGGCCCATTTAGATGGTCAACTCCTGTTCCACCACCTACGCCTGACCAAGACGCTCAAGCATACATAGCAGCAGCAAGTATTGTTGACGCTACGGAGATAGCAGCGGTCAATCAATTATTCTCCGACTTAAAAGGAACGGGAAGCACTACTAATAACTCTAATATCTACTCTAAGTTTTATGCGCTTTATCCAATTAGCCCAACAGATTTAGACGCAGCAGCCGTTAACGCTGTTAATCCTAGTACGTTTGATATTACTTGGTTTAATTCACCTACTCACGCAGATAATGGAGTAACGGGTAATGGTACTAATATGTATGGAAGCACTAATTTTATTCCAGATGCATCTGGAGCGAGCGAAAATAATTTTGGAATAACTTTAGATATTGCCACAAATTCGGGCGGCGGGGTTGATTTCGGTTCAAATTCCTACATCCATTTAGCGATGGTAAATGCTACTTATACCTATATATTAGGTTCCTTAGGCGATTCTGTTAGCGGAACGACTTTGGATTTGGGTGTACGAACGATGGTAAGGCGTTCAGCAAATGACATGGAGGCTTATTTAAACGGGTCAACAGAAGGCAGTGACACTAATTTAGGGGCATGGTCTTTTAATTCGGATGCGCTGTATATTTTTTGCAGAAACAACGGTACAAACCCGGCTTTCTTTTCAAATAGAAGGTATAGGTTTTGTGCAATTCATGAAGGTTTAACATCAAATGAGGCTGAAGATTTTAATGACGCAATTACTACTTATAACGCAAATGTAATTTCAGGAGGAAGATAAAATGAAGTATTTAATTTATAAAGAAAAGCCAAATGACTTTAGATTGAGGGATGGAAGTATATTAAGTGCATTACCTTGTGTTGAAGGTTTTTTTATAATGAAATCACAAGAGGCTGATGCTAAATCAGTTGGATGGGTAAGTGGTGTAGAATCCGATTCAATAACTCAAACAGAAACAACAACGGATATTTAAAATAAATCAAGACTATAAATAACTACGGATACATAAAGGAAAACGGAATTACACCTATAGATAATAGGTGGACTTCTGGACGAGAAATAACCTTAAACGATGAGTCTATTGTTGTAGGCTATGAGGGAGAACAATCAGCATCAGATGCTCACGTTGAAATAATAGGGGATTCTAAAACGTTTACTAATTGGTTGAAAGAAAATACACCGCAAGAAGATATAGCAGGTACATAAATGATACAGAATATCAAACTGTTAGTTATACATCCCCTATAAATAACCCCGCAGTTAACTTTAAAATAGGTAAAGCTGATTATGGTACTCAAACATTTACAGGTAAATCATCTTCAGTATTATTATATAACAGTGCCTTATCATCACAAGAAGTTCTTCAAAATTACAACGCATTAAAAAATAGGTTCGGATTATAACAATCTACCATATTTATAATAAACAATAGGAGATATTAATGGCAGTACAAATTCCAATATGGCCAGGTTCATCATCATTCTTTCCAGATATGACACCGTTTGGTTATTATGATAATGATTATGAGTTTCAACAAGATGTTGATAAGGTGTCATCTTGGTGCGCCAAACGATTAGGTTATCCAATTGTTGATATTGAATTACAAGACATTAACTTTTATGCGTGTATTGAGGAAGCAGTTACCGAATATTCAACTCAAGTAAACCAATTTAATATTAGAGAAAACCTTTTAAATATAAAGGGTAGTTCAACCTCTTCAAATTTATCACAAACAGAATTAAATGCAAACTTAGGTGGATTGATATCTTTAGCAAAAGATTATGGTACAGAAGCAGGAAGTGGTGGTAGAGTAACATACTATACAGGTTCATTTATTGCAAATGCAGACCAACAAGTTTATGATTTAACCGACCCTACGTTAGTTTCATTGGAAAGTGGGACTCCTGGTGTGGATACTATTGAAATTAAGAAGATGTTACACAACGCACCACCTGCAATGGTAAGATACTTTGACCCATTTGTAGGAACTGGATTAGGTTCACAACAAATGATGGATACATTTGGATGGGGTAACTACTCACCAGGTGTTTCATTTATGATGTCACCTTTGTATGATGACCTTTTAAGATTACAAGCAATTGAATTTAACGATATGGTTCGTAAATCTCAATATGGATTTGATATTCAAAACAACAGAGTAAGATTATTCCCAATACCTGAGAGTAGTTATAGAGTACACTTCCATTATATATTAGATTTGGAAAGAAGAAACCCAATCATAGACAATTCAGTAGTATCTGATTATTCAAACGCACCATTTGATAGAATTAAATACACTAGAATAAATCATGTAGGAAAACGTTGGATTCACAAATACGCATTGGCATTAGCTAAAGAAATGTTAGGTGCAGTAAGAGCTAAGTTTAGTTCAGTACCAATTCCTAACTCAGAAATAACATTAGATGGTGCAGATTTAAGAAGTGAGGCATCTACAGAAAAAGAAATCTTAATTTCAGAATTAAGAGAAAACTTAGAAGCAACTTCTAGAAAAGCATTGTTACAAGCACAACAAGAAGAATCAGAAGCTATGGAATTAACTCTTAATAGAGTTCCAAAAGCAATTTATATTGGCTAATATTATGAATAAAGGATTGATATAATGGCGTTATTTGGTGGAGAACGAGATGCATCTTTGTTTAGAAAAATAAACAAAGAATTAATAACGGATATCATAGATACTGAAGTGTATTACTATAAATTAATTATAGAAGATACTAAATCTAACTTATATGGTGAGGGTAAAAGTAAAATATACCACAATCCTATAAAAATACCCACATTGGTTGATAGAACAAATGCTGAGCAGGTATTTGATGATTTTGGTTCATCTTATACTAGAAATGTAAACTTTTATTTTTTAAGAGACATATTAAAAGATAAAAATGTGTTTCCTGAGATTGGTGATGTAATTGAGTGGAATGATGAGCAGCATATTGTAGATGTAATATTTCAAAATCAATTCTTCGCAGGTAAGAATCCAGAAACTTGGGATGGTGGTGATTCACAAGGATATAATCTATCTATTCTATGTGAAACTCATGTAGCAAGAAAAACACAACTTAATTTAAAAGATGATGTTAGAGTGGGTGTTAATAATAATAACAATGACTTACCAATAGGTATATAATGGCAATAAAGTATAGACAAAATAGAGATGAGAAGGTAGATTTGAAAAGAACACAAAGTTCTACTTCAGATGACCCTATATTGAATAAAGCTAAACAAATATCTCGTAAAAACGATGATGTAAAAAATATATCAGTTGGTATATACGATATTGACTTAGCATTTAAAGATTTTTTAGAGAAAGATGTCAGACCTACTATCGAAGAAGGTGGGAACTTTATTCCTGTACCTGTATTATATGCATCACCTGAAAATTGGGTATCTGCACAAAGAGATGGGTTTATAAGAGATGCTAATGGTAAAGCACAGACTCCATTAATCTCATTCAAACGAAACTCATTGGATGTAAACACCGAATATTCAAAATTAAAGGTAATGACTGATGATGATACATCACGAACCTTTGTAAAAAAATATACACCTAAGAATAGATACGATGCATTCTCGCAACTAATAGATTCAAAACCTATTGATGAGTATCATATTGTAGATAATCCAGATTATGTTAACATTAGTTATGATGTTATAGTGTGGTGTGATTATATGGAAGATTTAAACAAAGTGGTTGAACAAATCATTTACTTTCAAGGTGGGGTCTTTGGTGAAAGATATAAATTCCAAATCAAAGGTGAATCTTACTCGTTCGAAACAACAAATGGGGTAGGTGAAGAGCGAATTGTTAAAAGTAACGTAACTCTTACATCAAAAGCATATATTATACCTGAAGATAGGGGTAAACGAGTAATGAACTCTCAAAAGGCGTTTGGCACATCTAAGATTGTGTGGAATACTAGACTAGACACTTAGTGTTTACATTATAATTTTAATATTTATACCTATAAGTTAGTATAATAAAAATAAATGTTATGGCAGAAGTAAAAAACGTTACTGAAAAACAAAATATTAAGTTTGAAGAAGACGAAATTAAAAAAATAGAAAAGTTTAGAAACGATTTTTCAGAAGTTACCGCAAAGTTAGGAGAAGTTGAGATTGAATTAACCTTAATCGAAGCTCAGAAAGATAATGTTGTAAAATTCAAAAATCAATTAAAAGACCAATACTTAAAGCTAAGAGAATCTGAAATTAAGTTAGCAGGGGAACTTAAAGAGAAGTATGGTGATGGTGAATTTGATATAAACACAGGTATGTTTACACCATCGACATAAATATACATCGTTTCCAATTTTTAGAAGTATTTATTAGTATATAAACCAAAAATTATAATAGGAGAATAAAATGGCAGAAAGAATAGTAAGTCCTGGTGTATTTACCAGAGAAAAGGACTTGTCGTTTCTACCCCAAGGAATTGGTGAAATCGGAGCAGCACTAATAGGGTCTACAGTTAAGGGCCCTGCATTCGTTCCGTACCCAGTAGACTCATTTCAAAAGTTTCAACAAGTATTTGGTGGATTGACAGAAGATTCATATCTACCATATACTGCACAGGCTTATTTAGAGGATGCAGGAACAGCAACAATCGTTAGGGTATTAGGACAAGATGGGTATACCTTAGAAAACCCAATCGGATTAATTATATCCTCATCAGCAGGTACTAAATTAGCAGGTGTACTACACCCAACTACAGGTGTAACATCCGATACTGACGTATTTAAAAGTAGTTCGGTATCAGACCAATTTGGGTCAACTGATGTGTCAGCATCATTGTTTACACTAACAACAAGTGGTTCTGAGGCTACTGCAGCAGTATTTTCAGCATCTTTAAATCCAACAAATAGTAATTACTTTACAAAATCATTTGGATTTTCACCAAGAGGAGCACAAGACGCATATGTCTTCGCAAATTTTAAAACATTCCAATCAGAATCATTTGCAACAGGTGAGATTCCAGTTGTAACATTAGATGTTGCTAAAGATATTGATTACTCTAAAGCATATACTGAGGCATCAACACCTTGGATTACATCACAGAAAGTTGGTGGTAATACTACTAACTTAATTAAGTTCCATACTCTATCACATGGTAATAACACTAACTACGAATTTAAAATTGGTATTCAGGATATTAAACCCGCAGGTTCAGTACCTGGTTCTGAATATGGTTCATTTACTGTAGTTGTACGAAGAGTAGACCAAGACAAAGTTATTGGTTCACCATTTGTAGGTATAGTTGATAGCGATATCAGACCTAACTTAGTAGAATCATTTCAAGGTGTTAACTTAGACCCTAATTCTCCAAACTTTATCGTTAGAGTGATTGGTGATAAGTATATTACAGTTGATGCTAATGGAAAATTATCAACAAATGGTGATTATCCTAATAACTCGGAAAATATTAGAGTAGAAGTAACTAATGCAGTTAAAGAAGAAGCAATAGACGCATCTTTAGTACCATTTGGTTTCGCTGCACTGCAAAATCCATTCGGAACTGCATTTACTGTACCGAATCCAGCATATGTATCAGCACAACAAATCAATAACTCATACAATCCTAAGAAATTTTATGGATTTGATTTTGATTTAACTACAACTGATAACTTAGCGTTTTTAGCACCAACACCTGATACAGGAACTGCAACTGTAGGAACTGCATTTTACTTAGGAGATAATAACCAAGATGCCGGAGCTAATTTCCCATCATCTACATCACCTAATTCAGGTTCTATTTCATTATCAGATGCAACTACATCAATTAACTCTCGTAAGTTTATAGTACCATTTCAAGGTGGTTTTGATGGATTCAAACCAAATAGAATTGTAAGTACTGCTGGTGATATTACTGCCGGAAACACACAAGGGTATGATTGTTCATCAAATACAGCGACTGGAACAATTGCATTTAGAAAAGCAATTAACTCAGTATCTAATCCTGATGAATTTGATATTAATATGTTAGTAATTCCTGGTCTTATCCACAGATTACATTCTGCAGTAACTACGTTTGCTAAAGATATGTGTGAAGATAGACAAGATACATTCTTTATTATGGATGCATCTGCATGGGCTGATTCAATCTCAACTGCAACTAACGCAGTTCAAGCATTTGATTCAAATTATGTAGCATCTTACTATCCTTGGGTTAAGATACTTAATACAGATAAAAACAAACCAGTATGGGTGCCGCCATCGGCAGTACTTCCTGGTGTTATCGCATTTAACGACCAAGTGGCCGCTGAATGGTTTGCACCTGCCGGATTAAATAGAGGTGGATTAACTTCAGCAATTGAAGCTAAGACTCGTTTGACTAGAGCAGAGAGAGATGCACTTTACGAAGGTAGATTGAATCCTATTGCAACGTTCCCTGGTCAAGGTGTAACTGTATTTGGACAGAAAACCTTACAAGCTAAACCATCGGCATTGGATAGAATCAATGTAAGAAGATTGTTAATTGCAGTGAAGAAATTCATCGCATCATCTACAAGGTACTTAGTATTCGAAAACAATACTGCAGCTACTAGAAATAGATTCTTATCAATCGTTAATCCTTACTTAGAATCAATTCAACAAAGACAAGGTTTATATGCATTTAGAGTTATTATGGATGAAACCAATAATACTCCAGATGTAATTGATAGAAATATAATGGTAGGAGAGATATTCTTACAACCTGCTAAAACAGCAGAATTTATAGTTCTTGACTTTAACGTACTACCAACTGGAGCAGCATTTCCAGAATAGTATATAGACAATAGTTACGTTCCCCTAATATTTTTGGGGGAACTAACTATTTTTTAGAATAAACTATATTTATATAAAAGAATTAGAAACATAGGAAAACAAAAATGGCACAACTATTAGACCCAACAGAAGTAATGTTTACATCATTCGAACCGAAGATGTCAAACAGGTTCATTATGTATATAGAGGGAATCCCTGCATACTTAGTGAAAGCAACTTCAAGACCAGAAATAACAAATGGTAAAGTTACCATCGACCATATTAATGTTAGACGATATGTAAAAGGTAGAAGTGAGTGGAGTGAGATAACCGTATCTCTTTATGATGCAGTAGTTCCTTCAGCAGCACAAGCAGCGATGGAGTGGGTAAGACTACACCACGAATCTGTAACAGGAAGAGATGGATACTCTGATTTCTACAAAAAAGATATCACATTTAACAGTTTGGGTCCTGTTGGTGATAAAGTAGAAGAGTGGACACTTAAAGGAGCATTTATTCAAACAGCAAAGTTCTCAGATATGGACTATACTGGTGAAGATTTAGCAACTGTAGATTTAACACTTTCATACGACTACGCAATACTACAATACTAAATACGGATTGTAATAAAAATTGAATATTTAGAAACCTCAACAGAAATGTTGGGGTTTTTTCGTTTAATTTAATTTATTTTAATATTTATTAGTATATTAAAGAACCTAAATAAAGTTTTAAAAA